CTCGTAGCTTATCAAACTCTGCATTTATTGGGGCAGCGCGTACAACGGCTGTAGGTACAATAGTAGCTACCGACTGTCGTGTATAACCTGATCCTGCCATATTTTATCTCCTGTCTCCTACACCATACGTAATACTATATGCTTGAATAGTATGACTAGGTTGGTCTGAATTAGTAACATATCTAATTGAAACGGATTTACCTGATCCCGAAACATTTGTAGAACGTATAGGTGATGGACTACCATCATATATTTCTGCTGCATCAAATACTGCAGTACCATAGTAAGCTGCTGCGCCTACAGTGTCAAAATTAAAATCTGTAGGGTTTAATACAGTGGTATCACCGTAATCGTATTCAAGCGCCATAACCACTTCTAAAATACCTTCACTACGAAGATAGGTAGAAACGTTATGTATGTTTTTACGTACTTCTGGATCATCCATGTATAAATAAGGCGTTTGGTATAAACTAAAAATAGGATCTCCTCCAAACGTATTTCCATCTTCTTGACGGTAAACAAACCCGTTGGAATCACCATGAATTACAAACTCTTCATCCCCAATATAACCACTATGACCACTGTTTACTTCAATACCTACAAGCTGACCAAATTCAAAACCTGCTTGTGTATTAACACCGCTTCTTCTAATACCAGCAATCAATCCCAAAGAGTTTTGATCGGCAAAAAATAAACGAAACTGAGACTTTTTCTTAACAACAATAATACGAATAGTTGATAAGTCTTCTTGATCTATATATGCTTCAAATACAGATTGAATGGGTTTAGATAACGTAGCAAGCTCAATGTCACCAATACGATCTGTACCAGATACAGGACGTAGACCATCGGGGGCTAGAAAAATAAGTTCCCCATTAAACTCAGCAACGCTGTCTGGTGCAATACAGCCTAGATTACTGGTAACTGTGCGTACAACCCAATCATCTCTGTTAGTACCTTCTAGGCTTTTAATATTATTTTCACCAAAAATATAAAGTACATTACGAAAAACTTTAAGCTGAACTATTTTAAAACCTACGTTTAGAACCATTGCTCCTAAGTCTACACCAAAATTAGTTTCGTCTTCAGGTATACTGTGATATAAATTGTAGGGTTCTGCAGGATCACCCGCTAAAAATAAATGGTTTTGATATGCAGCTACAAGTGATGGATCAGTAGGAGCATCTGCGTGAGTTATTTGTGTATATGTAGTGCCATCATATATAGCTGCAGGATTAACACCGTCTACCAAAGCAAATTTAGGAGTACCCCAATTAAAACTTTCAAACCTAACTTGACTTACACCTGTCATTGTAGGTGAGCCTGAAGTGGTTACTGCTTGCCATCCCTTAACAGTAGGAGTTGATTGGACCGTACCTGTAGCAGAAGATGTACCACCTGTTAAAACATTACCTGTAGCAAATATATTATCAGGCAACTTACCAAAGTTAATCACAATAGCATCTGCAGTTTTAGATATAACTGTACCCGTAGCTGATACTACAGTACTATCTCCTGAACTAACTACACCTGTTACAGTTTCACCTACTGTAAAACCAGATCCCTCCCCTGAAGCTAGTGTAACATCATAATAGTGATTATACCAGTGTAAATAATTATTTCCTGATGTAGGTTTACGACATCCAAAAATACCTTGATTAATGTCAGGAGATACATGCAAACCTAAAACAGGACTATTAGCTAAACCTGTAAGTTCACCATAAGCATTTGTATATCCTGATATACGACGATAGCCACCGTTAAGAGATGGCTCGTAGTTAATCATTCTGTATGCTGACCCTGGAAGCTGACCTCCATGTGTTAAAGGATCTACGTTACTGATAAGACCACCGGCACATGGCACAGGAAATGTAGCTAAATTATCTGCCATCTATATCAAACCTATTAAAGGCTCTTCTTGAAATAATTGTAGACGAAACATAACGAGGCTCATCTAATAAAAGTCTTCTCATTGTATCTATGCCGTCATCAAATTTTTGTTTGTGTAATGCAGCACTTTGTTCATTACTGCGAAATATCATCATGTACATCATTGCACCATCTATAAGTACATGCTTAAACCTATCGGGAATAATAGATGTATCATCAAACGCTACTAGATCACTAGGGAAAGACCAATAACGATATTCTATTTCATATGCAGCATCTGGTACTGGAGTTACACCAAACTTACGTTCTTGTGTCTGATACACAGTGGTAGGCACTGCTCTTCCTGATTCACCTGAACTATCTTCTTGCGGCCTGTGGTACCTTAAATAATCTTCGTATTTAATCACAGGTAAAAGTTTAGGTTCATTATCTGCAGAGGTAAGCTTTTTTAAATAAAACGTATCCCAATCAACTTTAGAAGCATCCGACTGCCAAGCATAAGTACCTGTACCTGCTGAAAGAGTTTCAGTGTATGTTGTTAGTGTAAAAGGCCATTCTTGAGAAACTTGTAAAATTTCACGAGTACTAGAATTAATAGCATCTTTTGCAATAGCTTGTAAGTTACGAGCATCACCAAACCCATCACCTCCAGTATCAAGTGTGGTTTCGTTAATACGCCTTAATAACTCATTTACTAATGCTAGATACGTTGCCATTTTAAAAACCTTATTACTTTAAAAGGGGCCACCCGAAAGCAGCCCCTAAAGCTTTATTTATGCAAGTGTGTCACGATCTACTTCATTAGCAGCCGTATCACCCATGTCTGTACAATCCATCAGAACTGCCCATACACGGAACTTACCTGAAGAAACTGCACCACCAGAAAGTGATGCAATTGTTACGTCAATGTTGTCATCAGCAACAGCCATCACTGGCTGATATGCTGCAGGGTTTTGGGCTACTACTGCTGCTGCAGATGTAGCATCAAAGCCATCAACAAAAACGTCAGGGTCAACACCAGTACCAAGGTCTACAGTAAATGTAGAACCATCAGTAGCAGTATCAACTTCGATACCCGCATTCAAAATCATTGTACCTTTTGGTACAGCAATGACAGGAACAACGTCTGCTGCTGCAAGAGCAGAGCCTTTGTCTGACAAAGCTGTAGCCCAGTTCAATGTAGTTTGAACCATATAAGGGTTGCGTCCACGCTGAGAGTTTCCAGCGGCTGAACGAAGAGTATTATCACCAAGTGCCATATCTCATTCCTCCCCTTATAGACCAGACGTGTAGATTGCATTAACAAGAGCTTCTGGGCGAAGAATTTTTCTACCATAGAGATGCATACCACGAACAATGTCAGCGAAGCTGTCAGGGTCACGATATGTTTCTGTCTTGTTAATTTGCTCAGCAGTAGCTGCTGCAGATGAATGCCCAGCAAGCAACACACCGTAGTGCGTAGAACCTGAAGATGTAGTTGAGGTTGGACCGTCACCTACTTCAGGAAGATTGTTAGACATATAGACTTTAAAGCCGTGAATGTTGTTGAAGATCAACCCGTTCTGCAACCCTGATCCACCGAAGTCTGCGTTCAGAAGACGTGAGTCTTCGTCTTTCAGGAGTTCGGCAAACACCGGGTCAATTACGAGCCAACGATCATTCGTAGAAACATTCTGTTGATCCAGCTTACGTGACATACGTGCAATAACTTGCATTGGTGTCGCATTAGCTGTAGTAGTGTTCAACGTGTCTGCACCTGTACGAGGCTTGACAACGATAGAGTTACCACCAGTGCCAGAATTAAAGTCAGAAGCGTCTAGCTTCATGCTTGAAAGCAGTTCATCAGAACCAGCAGTTGTTACAGCTTTAGAACCGTTTACGGTTGAGTTAGCTGTATTTGCTTTGCCGTGAATAGCTGTTTGCTTGAAGCCAGACATATAGCCAAGAACATCTTGGTCAAACTGGTCAGCCAAACGATAAGCTGCACGGTCAGATGCAATACTTTGGAAATTGATGTGGCTATGAGCCTCTTCAATATCGTCAACCTTGAAGGCAAAGTAGTTTGCTTTGTCAACGGTCAAAGAAAAATCTTCATCGTCAAGGTCTTGTGGTGTGATAGTCGTGCCACGGGCATACGACTTCACGGTGATTTCAGGTTCTTTGATAATTTT